CACACTCATCAGTTTAAGGGAATTGTTTACAGAGTAAATTTAACCACTGCCACGACAGTCTCCGCGCCCAGAGGCTGGGGGTGGGCCACCCCCGATGAAATATATACTACCAGTCCTGTGGGCACAGGAATCGGAATTTACGGCAACTTCACCGGAGTCAGTGTCACGAATACAGGTGTCCCTAGCTTTAATCCTATCTACCTGAACTGCATAATATGTCGTAAAAATTGATATTTTTAAGATAACATGGAAAGCGAAGTAATGATTCGCTTTCCATGTTTAAGGACAGTCGGAATCGGTTATTACAGAGTTACTGTGTTTGATTCAAGGACCTTTATTTTGCTTTGTACAGCTTCGATCTGAACCGTACCCCACAAACCAGGATGAAGTGGTCGAGGTAATTGACCACTTTTAATCCACGCCCATCCACAATGCTCCTCGTTCAGCACTGGAATGAACTCATTCTCGACACTGCAGAAGAAAGTATGATAGGTAAACTTGGTATCCAACGTGGTAAACTTCTCAATGGGTACCAGGTTGATAGTATTTGGATAACCACCCATTTCTTCCTGACATTCTCTTTCAATAGCCTGGAATATAGTTTCACCGGCCTCTATTTTACCACCAGGTAAACTCCACATACCCTGATGTTTGGTATTATCACGCATCAGATATAAGTATCTCCCAGTACTCACTGAGTAGAACCAAACGCCTACCGCTTGGATAATATTCTTCATATTATAGGATGATTCTCCATTTCCCACCTGGGTATAACCCCTGATAAGATTTGGTCCATCCCCATATACCATCATATTCGGCCCACTTGTATTGTATCTCAGTGGTAATATTGGTCACGTATTGGATATTGGTATTTGATGGATCGAAGGTTACTACCCAGTAAGTGCCGTTATACTCGACAATACTATTGGCAGGAGCAATAAGAGGTTGACTTCCAGTACCGGCCCATGCCTCTGCAAAACCATCACTACTACCGGTGGCATTGGTTAACAGATAACGTTGACCGGTTGCAGCTGGAATAAGCCCATGGCTCGGTCCACTTAGTAATGGGTCAATAGCAGCATCTATAGGAGACAAAGTATTGGTAGGTAATGTATCTGGGTCGATGTCAAATAGTATAAACCTGTTATCGGTTGGGTCAAACGCGATAGTACCTAATACTTCCGAACCATTCTCTTGTTCTAGCGCGATAAGGGATATACCTGGACGTAATACACCATACATATCTACTATAGCGGGCCAGAATAGATTTGAATCAGGTGACTCCGGTGGCGCCAAATCATAGTTAGGAGGTTGGACTGGCTGAGGTTGACGTAATGCTTGCAACTTATTACCAATAAGCAATACCTGATAACCAAATGGAGTTATTACCTGGCGAGTACCTAGTAGCAAATCGCTGTTACTCAACGCATTTATCATATCACCGGCTTCATCATATATTGAAGCCACTATTCTTTCTACCACGCCTAGTTTCTTTACCTTTATCGGGCTACTTATCCATATAGGTAGTATAAATGTCATCGTGGATATATCAATAGGGTCTTCGGTCCCAACTGGAACAGACTTACTCGACCAAGTAGTGGATTGTAACTCACATACTGTTATAGTTGACCAATCAATGAAGTTATCGGTTGCCTGTATCTCAAGTGCTGGGTTAAATAGCACTGCTATTTGCTCCAATAACTGCATTTTCTGGTTGGTATTACTCGTCCAAATATCTAATTTAATGGTTAACTTATAAGGTACCGGCATTAACCGTTCGATGGTGAAAGCATTACCTTGGGCCGAGGTATAAGTATCGGTTGTGTTGTCGTACTCCCGCCGCCTTACTTGGGTATTACTAATGAATGTTGGGTTTTGTATTCGCGGCCTATCGTAGTCGAAACCAGATATATAAAATGTCATTAAGGGAGTACTCGGCATATTACTAGCCGAGTTTTGTTGTAGTATCGTTTGCGCTTGCCGACTAGCATCACCATATCTAACTGGTACTCTTACCAAATCCCTAGTGCCTTCTGTATCCCTCGTATATTCTACATAGAATTCAGAAAACATCCGAGTAAACTGTAATAAGTACCTGCGAATCTGTGAATCATAAAAAAATTGTGCCACTATTATACCCTCTATACTGGTATTTATCGTGGCAACAATAGTAACTAGGAACTCGGCTGACCTGGTTGCGTCGGTGGTGGTGGATTGGGTGGTTTATTTCCGCCCTGTAGCCCGTTATCAGCGTTGATCTTGAATGCTTCACTGAGCGACTGCCGTTGAGGTATATTGCCAAAGTCGGTAGTCGGAGTAGTATAGGTATTATTGACAAACCCAGCTCTCTGTGTGTTGGCACCTGGTAGCAGGTCGAGTTCTGTACGGACATTCTCGTCTATTTTGACCCACCGGTTCCCACTGTAGCGGAACAGACGATTTGGATAGTAGTCCAAGCGAAGCGCGTAATCTCCGGTATTTGGGTTCGGCGGGAAGCTAACGCCAGGAGTAACCGGCAACCCGTTTGGAGCGTACTGATCGCCAGTGAGATAGCCAACGAGGTAACCGAAGCTCTTTGGAGTGACTTCACTCATATCTACCAGTCCACTGCGCGGTGGAGCAGGCTGGCCGTCTTCGTAGGTAGGCACGACGTAGAACTTCGTAACATCGTATCCCGACTTAGGTACCTCAACGTGGGCTTGGACAAGTATAGCGTCGTTGAGTTCTAAGTCCTTGTTTCTAGTAGAGTCGACGTCGCCAATAGTAGTAGGTCTATCTATTCTTTCCCAGTATGTCGTGTCGGTAATAGGGGTATCAGGAGGAACTTCGCCTTTTGACTTGTAATAAGTATTACCATCCAATACGGTAGTATCACCTGGATAGAAATTGCCTGGATCCCATATATTATCAGGTTCAAATGGCTTATCAAGAATAGATTTATATTCCTGAGCATTTACCATGGGAGTTGCCTTTATTCGCCATAAATGGGGTAACCATGTTTGGCTAAACCCTTCTGAAGCAAATGACGCATCCTGAATAACATAGTATCTAGGTAGCGGCTTGGTAATATCAGCATTCAATGGGTTATAATCTTTGAGGTTGGGCATTTCCAATACATCACCCGACATTAACTTCCGACCAAACGTGTCCAGCATATCATTATAATGAAAAGTTATAAACAGTGTGTCGTTATTCAAGAATAGCCCAAACTGGGTTAGGTCGAAATCGACGTCGCGTTGATTATAAACCCCTCTCATTATGTAGATGTCGGGATCGTAGTTCCTATCTCGGTTTTCGAGCAAAAGCAGATCTTCGATGAACAGAGGATTCGATTGGTCGTAGACAGGCATCGTAGCATCGGCATTGCCCGCATCACCGGCAATAGGACCTAAGTACTTATGAATAAATATATCGAGACCCCCCACCGTATACATCTCCGATATAGTACGATCAAAGAAACGATAATCGTTTGTCCTGTTAGGACGATATAGGCTGAGTCTTGGAATTTTAATTCTCCGGTTATTAGTTATTTATCATTAAGATCATTCCTAATCATCGCGCAATTATTGCCATGCCAGCGTTTATAATTCACAATACCTTTTCCGTTTTTGTTGCAATATTCACACGTCCAACTATATTGCGAGTGATGCGAAGAATCAATTGACAATTGACATTTTCCATTTTTATGCCATTTAGTAAAGTTAGATTTGCTTTTTCCAGACTTTTTGCAATATTCACAAGTCCATGATACCTGAGATGGCGCATCCGAACCGACGAATGGATGATTGCCTTGCTTTACGCGATCGCCCGACACACTTGAGCCATCGGCTCTTTTTTGGAATGGATGAGTGTTGTTCTTGATTTTGTCCTGTTGTAAACTTGACCCGTCTGGTCTTGTTAGAAATGGATGATCGCCTCTTGCGACTCTTCTGCCGTGATTTCTTCGTGCGAGGATTGATTTTTCCTCAGGAGAAGTTTTCATTCTATCTGCCATCAAGAGACACGCGCTCCAATCTCCCTGTGAGAAATGAATGTCATAATGCTCCTGCAACGTTACGCAAACAAGATTGCTTATGTCGTTATTGTCTCGATCTCCGTCGACATGATGAATCTCGTATGAGCGACCTTCGTTATCTTTGGGAATAGGTCCATAATGTGATTCCCATATCTTGCGATAGTTCTGTGCTGTGTTGATAAATACCATTGCTGATGTCCTCCTAAGACGTTAGAGTGAGCAGGAATCCCCATTCCGTGGCTCACATCTATTTATCGTAATCTCTTCCTGTAGATTTCTCTTGACAGATCATCACCCTTGACGATATACTACACCAAGGAGGATAAAATGAAAAATAACAACGATATATTCCTATGGACACTGGCGCTTTTCTTGCTCGCGGGGATGGTTTGCATGACGCTTGTGACATATCACTCCCTACCTAAGAAACCAGTTGACATGGAGGGCCTAAAGAGCTATCATGACTTCATAAGAAGAAAAAACCAAGAAACCAGAAAATGGCTTACCTAATACAGGAGAGACGATGAGCGACGACAAGAAGTGGGAAGAGTTTGTGCGATGCAAGCAGAACGCAGCAGGTGGTTTTTATGCCTGTGTTGATGGCGCCGGCGTTTGGTTCGACTCGGCTGCAGATTTTCAAACGGCGATTCATTGGTGCGTAGCTGCGTGTGGACAGTTCGGCTTATCGACTGAAGAGGAGCTTAGATTTTTCAATTTGACGCCAAAGCAGCGAGGGATGTCCGTTATTCACAGCGACATCCTTCGCAAGATGTGGGAAGCCGGATTGATTAGTTGAGGCCGGCTAACTGCTTCAAACGGTCTATATCCTTGCTTTCGGCGAAAGTTTGGTCGACTTGACTTCTTGCAGCTTCTTTGTCAGCACCTTTAGGGGTACCTACCTCACCGGACTTGACTGAGATCATCGAGTTGAACACGCCCTTTATTCGGTTGCCACTGCGTTCGTTCTTGACGACGCTTTTTGCTTGAGCAAGTAGCTTATCGAAGGGCAGGTTCAGGTCGTATTGGTACAACAGTTTTTGTAGATCAGCGTAATTTTGTGATCTCCATACGACTTGACGTTCTGCTTGTTTGAATGTACCAGGTTCGTAGGTCACCAGACGAAGTTGAAGCTCGTTGCTGGATAAATTGAACTCATATTCTTGGTTTGGCGGCAGATTCGTTGGCAAATTGATCCCTAGCTTTTTGAATAGCACGTTGAGGGGTGTTTCTAGTGTAGCAATCTTTGTTAGACCGAGGACAAGTCCTTGTTTTGGAGCAGGCATGTCGAGGAATTCTTGCTTGAACGTTGCTTCAGTTTGGTCGAGCGCGATGATGTTGTCGATCTGAGCAGAATACCCCAGTTCTGGGTCATGATAGCGCACAGTTACGATCTCGCCAGAGTTGTAGGTGCGTTTGCCAGCGTGTTTTTCGGAGGTAAATGGCACAATAACGGTTTCGGGCTGCTGCATGAAGAACTGAACTAGCTGCTTTTTAAGGGCAGGTTTGTCCAGATCGCTCTTGATGTGACAGATGAGGTCGATGTCGCCGAAGTCGTTCTTCGACAAGTTAGAGTTGTAGCTTCCCGATGGTGTGATGCCTTGAAATCCAGGGAACTGACCGATGAGATCGCGATATGAAGTCATGAACTGCTTGAAATCTTCTCTGCTTTTGACCCTATCCGCGCCAGTTGAACCCGACTCGCCTAAGTGTGCCTTTAGCTTTGAGTCGTCCGGTAAAAATTTACCAGTTAGCCCGAGTTCATCCTTGCGAGCCAACCATTGGTCTTGGATATTATCGGGAATATCGGCTCTGGTAGAGTCTAGAATCTTGAAGTAGATGTTGAGAAGCTGGCTAAATTGGTCGGGAGACATCTGTTGACTTAGCGCGTCGAATAGTGTATAGTAGTTTTCAGCATCCTCTGCCGTGATATTGGTGCCTAAACGCTCATTGAGGACTTTTAGCGCCTGGGACGGGTCGGTGGCGATGGTTTCACCGGTCGTTTTGTCCTTTACGCCACTCACGTGGTTGAAAGATAGGTCGGCAACTTGGAAAGCAGACAGCATCAGCTGTGTACGATGAAGACCCTTGACATTTGAACCCTCTGGATACGCGGAAGAGTAGTAGGAGAACTTGAGCCAGTTCAAATCGCCTACCATCCAGTCAATCTGGACGCCTGTGCCGAGATCTTGTCCATCTGGACCGATTTGCGGGAATAAACCAAAGATATTCCCAGCGGTGACCTTCTTCTCGTCGCAGTAGAGTAGCTTTGCATGGCTATTGATATGCAAGGTGAGCAACTTGAGGAACGCTTTCATCCTAGTTTGCTCAGGCGAGGCGGTTCTAGCTCTCTTTTGCAGAGCAGCTGCTTCGGCATCGACTGCAGCTGGGTCGATGTTCCACTGGGAGATGGCTTCGGGCGACATTTCCTTGTCGAGAAGATCGCTTGCACTTACGCCTAGGTCAATATCGCCACTCAAAGGCTTTTTTCCTACCGAACCAAGCGGAATGAAGTGATTGGAATTGAAAATGCCGGCTTTTTTGGGAAAAACACTTGACAATTCCGCAAAATATGCTTCCAACGTTGGTGCAATGTCCTCTAACTTGATAGGTCCAGTGCGTCCAGCGAAGACATTACCACCTTCGTCTAGAGCTACTTCCATATCCTCTTTTAACAGATCTCTTATCCTCATATCCTTCTCCGAGTTATCGTATATTTATCAAAAAGAGTTGACACTTTCACTCCATTTGCTATACTACACCCACAGAGACAAACAACTGGAGAATGAAGATGCACACAGTCAACACCATCACCCTTGACCAAGTAGACGTGTATGAACTTCACAAGTTCACTTCAGCCGCGAGTGACCTCGGTTGGCCGGTTGGACATGTACCGAAGTTCATACCGACGACCATGGGCAATGGATGTGACTTCTACCTGAAAAAAGCCACATCGGAGATGTTTGTATACTTACAAACTGGCGGGTGCATTGAACTGACCGTGTTTAACGATTAAAACCATGAATACAAGAGCAAAAGAGAGAAAGATCGAAAAGCTTCACGAAGCATCGATGCTGGTTATGGACGAGTTCGAGTATCACATCATCCAGGTAGACGAGAAGAATGATCTTGTCCACCTTTCCGACAATGAAACCCGTGACGAGGTTGTGATCAGTATCGACGATATTGACCTATACAAGCCTGGTGTGCAATTATACTGATAGGAGATGCCAAAATGAAAACTTACACAGTCAACGCCAAGAACTCCGACATAGAGGTCTGGTACGATCGCAGCCTTCGCCTTTGGACAGCAATCAAGGTAAACGACAAGGGCTATCAGATTTCAGATGCCGCGTATAGTCCAACCAAGGACGGTGCCATCGAGGACGTAAATATAAATGATATTTGGCACTGGCTTGCTTGACATCTCTCGTGGATGATATATACTACACCCATAGAGACAAACAACCGGAGAATGAACATGAAAGCAGTATACGCGAACAACACCGGACAGGACATTTCTCCCCTTCATGAGGTATTCATTCAGGCTATAAATAACAACGGAATCTTTCTCGACGAAGACTATGCCGATATTTTCAAGCTAACAAAAGCACCTGAAGGTTCGGCGGTTGAATACGTATTAGACTTTGTGTGATACCCTCGAAAAAGAGTTGACACATCCTCAATAACTGCTATACTACACCCATAGAGACAAACAACCGGAGAATGAACATGTGGGACTTGACTGGATTCAAAGTGACTGGCAAATACCTGGACGAGATAACAGTGACCGGCAGAGTTCGCATGAGCCGAGTGAAGTTTGGCGGCACTGTAAGCCATCATATCGATCTCGATAAACCGATGATGATCTACGGTAACCTACGCGACACTGTCATCGTGGATCACAAAAATGTAGAGCAGATTTCTGACCACTGATGTGTACGCTTGTCGTATCATGCAGTGATATGGTAAAGATTTGGAACGATTTTTCTCCTAACTTCGAGGGATCCTCTGAATTGACCTCGGAAGAACAATTTGAACTGTTCCTCAGAATGAAGTATAATGCACACTACTCCCCCGAGTTGTACGCTTTCAGACGAAAGAAATACACTCTGATATTCGATACGCCGGAAGACAAGGCGTGGTTCATTCTTAAACAAGAGTAAAACGATGGCAAAAGCAAAAGAGAAAACGAAAAAACCTACTGAGCGCGTCAAAAAACCTACGACAGAATCAGGCGGGCCAATCGTCAAGCCCTACACCTTCAGAGCTGCTGAATCAAAGCACCTGGGTGATGAACCGTTATGGGAGAAGCAACCAGACGAGAGTGTTAGGACAAGTGCCATGGCAAAAGCCTTCACCTGGTACAACTACTTCTTTGACTCCAAAGAAGCCAAGAACATGCTGATTCAATGGCTCGAAGTCAACAAGCGAGAAAAGGAAGCAAAGATCATCAAGGGCGTGTCGGACAAGGATTACTCGCTATCTCATTGCTGGTTAGCCAGAATGAACTTGATGGGACTCCAGATAACAGAGTCCGAGAAGGCCAAGGTCAACCTGCACGTCACCCATCTGAAAGACGCAAAACAAGAAGAAAAGCAGACCGCAGCCGAAGCAGCACTTGAGTCGGAAACCAAAAAGGCTACCATTCAAGATCGCCTTAGAGACAAGATACAAGATTGTGCATCCGAACTTGATGGCCTCTACGACG